ATGTGCCACCTGAACCAAAGATGGCATCAATGGTGTCTAGGTCTGCGTTAAGTTTAATACCCCAGGTATCTTCGGATGCACCTGGTTCTGGTTTAGTTAGGTTTAAGTTTGTTGTAAATGTATCTGCCATCTATGCTGCCTTTTGTTTATCTAATTCTGTCCAAGTAGTTGATGGGTTTGTTTGATCGGTCCAAGTTGCTGCGGCAACATTTTGATCTGTCCAAGTGTCCGATGGAACTACAATATCTTCCCATTTTAGCCCACCTATCGCTATAAGTGAACTTGTTTCAGCAATGGTTGAAGCTGCTGAGAATATTATACCACCACTTGCAGCAAAGCCTGAACTTTGTGCTACAACCGCTTCCCCTTTGGCTGTGATGAAACCAACACTTATAAAGTCTGAGTTTGCGGCTATGGTTGCTTGAGCACGATCTATTTGTGTGCCTTGAGCATTGAAACCTGAAACAGCTTGTATGGTTGCTGTCGCTTTATCAATCTGTGTACCTTCTGCACTAAAACCAGAAGTAGCAGCGATGACTGCTGTTTCAACGTGTATTTGTGTGAGTGTGCCAGCTCCAGAAGTTGTGGCTGCAATAGTTGAAGTTGCCTGTATAGCAAGCTCATTCCATTTGGACCTGCCGTAAAAGCCCTTATTGTAGCCTATGCTGGCCATGCGTTATGCCAAGGTTATATCTAAGTCACCAGCATTGAATCTGAATACATCCCCTGTGCTAACAACTTTAGATGAAGTTAAATTTGCATAAGCCATTAAGTTGCCACTGGAAGAAGCATCAAAAATACCAACAGCTACAACTGTGCCATAGTTGGCTGTTGCAGTTGGATATTCTATTGCTGCTGTATTACTTGCTTGTGTTGGGTTTGTACCTGACACAGTAAAAGCAGCAGTTTTTCTGGTGTAACCACCCCCTGATACTTCAGTACCGCCACCTGTATCGGTAGGAGCAACTGTATAAAGTGCTACATATAATGTTCCAGGAGCAGTATAAGCACTGCCACCAAAAACGTGTTTTAAAACTTTATCTTCTAAATAATCTGAAAATCCTGCCATAATTTATTCCTTACTTCATGTGGTAAACATTTCTTTTTGATTTGCCGTAGGTCTTTCTTCTTTGCATTAAAGATCCTTTGCCAAATTCAGCTTTCTCTTGTTCCATTTTGATTTCCTCTAGGGCCTTTTCAAATAGAGCAGAAAACATTGCTACTCTGTCATCTTCCATTAAATAGATAGATGCGTGCTTTAATGCTCCATACAAGTAAACGTCTTGATGGTTAGCCAAAACAAAATTACTTGTATTGGTGTCGCTTAAAGCATCAACTTTTGCGTAGTAGGTTAATTGTAACGTATAACTGCTATCAGGGGTAGGGCAAAGTTCCATTGTTGAATCAACAAACGCATAATACACTGGTTGCCCTGTCGAGTTGTTAATTGATTTTCTGTAAACGTCTAAACTTTCTATTGATTGTTGGAACAGAGGGCTAAAGTTATTAGAAGCAATTTCTACATTAACACCTTCTAACCAATCGGTTGGTAATGATAAGTATTGAGCATCTGCTGTAGCAGTAGCTCTTTTAATCATTTCTTTTGTTCTTATTCTTCTATTTAGTTCACCCTCGACACTATCAATAAACATATCCATCTGACCTGTTAGGTCTGACCTATTTAAGTAGTTTGCTATGTTTGTTTTTAGTTCAGAGTAGTTCATACCTTACCTTTCCATGTTCTAAATAGTTTGTTGTCTGGGTCGTTTAGCCATTTCTTCCATGCTGCTCGGTCATTCACCCAACCTTCTCTTACAGCTTTATTATAAATTATTATTGGCACTTCTGCGACATGACGTAAATCTTTACCAGGTTTGTTGTGACTGAGCATTTTAACGTGCTCTAAGACTGGTTGAATGTTTTGTTGAGTGTGAACGTGATAAGCCGTATCACTATTGTTGTCTAGTTCTTGAGTAACAACAGCAGATTTAAAATCTTTTTTACTATCTACGATTGTAGTTTTTTTAGTGGACATAAAGAAAGTGGGAGAGCCGAAGCTCTCCCTAATTAAAACTATCCTGTTAAGTCAGCGACTACACCATGAGCAGCTTCGTTGCTCATTTCTAGTCCGTACTCAGCGACAATCATTTTAGTTTCAGCATCACCAATTTTAGCAATGTCTTGAACATTAAAGTCTCTTAAGAAAGATACTTTTGCGTATTCAGGATCAACTAATAGTAATGATCTTTCTCTACTTAGATTTGATGGTACGATTTTTAGATCGCCAAAATCAGAAGAGTAGATAGAAACAGATGCTTCTACTGTGTTTGCATCAACAAATTGTCTTGCTTGTGATCTACCTGTAAAACCAGAAATAACTTGTTTGTTAACTGGACCACAGATTGCTATTGATGGTTCACCACCATTTGAAAAACAAGATTGTAGAACACTCTTAAGTAGAGTTTCTGTTAATGCTCTTTTATTAGCATTACTTGCATCTGTTGGAGCAGCACCAGCAGCATTACTAGCACCACCTGTTCCTCTTGAAACATTAGATTCCATCCAAGATTCAAAACCACCAGTTTTTCTAGCTGTTCCAGCCGCACCAGTTGTTTTCGCATTATTTTGACATAGTGCTACTTCCATGTCTCTCTTTAATGCTTTTGACATTATAGAAAGCTGATGAGCCATTTCAGATTTTTTACCTGCTGGATCTGAAGATTCTTGTGAACCTGTTACTGTTGCATCTCTTGATGAGATTTGACATACGTTTGAAACTCTCACAGTTGCAGTTGCTGCACTTCTTGATAATTCAAAACCTTCTAATTGGCCTGCTCCACTTGGTGTTGGAAGCGATTCTGTTTGCCAATCGAATACTACATTTTTTACGTTATTTTTGCCTATTGATGACATAAACGGTGTTTGCTGTGGAGAGATGTTATATATCACATTGGATAATGCTTCTCTGTCAGCTTGTGCTGAATATGTATCGAAAGCGTTAGTTACTTTTGCCATTTTATAAACTCCTAAAAGTTAAAGTTAATCTATTAAATTTTCAAAGACTTTTGCTGCATCACGCAATTTGCCTGACTTAGCTAATCTTTGTTTTGCTTTTTTCAAAGGAGTTGCTGTTCTAGGTTTGTTAGCACTGCCTGGTTTACCTACTCTTGCTGGAGCTTTCTCAACTGGCTTCTTTTTAATAGCCTTGCCTGTTTGGTGATGTAACCATGCTCCTCGTAAACCAAGTAAAGCTCTGTAGTCATAGACTTGATTGATTTCATCTTGCGAATAACCAAGTACATCCATGGCGTACTTTGCGATACTTTGTTTCTCTTTAAGAGCAACGTCTGCATCTTTCCATTCAGGTACAGCTTCAAGAAGTTTCTGATTACCAAGTTCAACGGCTTTTTGTATTTCTGCCTGTTGGCCTGTCAGTTGTTCTTGCTGAAGTCTTTGTTGTTCAGCTTGCACAGCTTTGAACTTTTCTTTCTTCTCGTTCCATACATCTTTTTCCCTTACATAAGCAATGGGATCTGATTCATAGAGAGACTTCCAGTCTGGTTCATTAGCAAGTTCACCTTCTAATGTCTGTTCCATCCTAGGTAGCAATTCTTTGTAAATCGCATCCTTTTTCGCTAACTCTGCTTGTTGTGCTTCAAAGTCTTTTCTTTGTTGCGACAATTCTTGAGTCTTACGAGTGTAGTCTTGTTGACGTGAATAACCTTGTTGGAGTTCTTGTAACGTGACCTCTTGTTCTTGTCCGTCTATTTTAACGGAGTAAACGTTTGGTTGTTCTTCTTCCTCAAACGATTCTTGTTCGTCTAATTCTACTTCTTCTTCTGTTTCTTCAATATCTTCGTCAATGTCATAATCATCTTCGACAACATCTTCTACAGCTTCTTCTTCGACTTCTTCAACTTGCTCTTCTTGTTGCTCCTCTACTTCTTCAGTGGGAGTCATAAGATTTTCAAACTGATCAGCCGTTTTCTGTAATTCGGTTTTAAATCCAGTCGATTCTACGTTGCTGGGTTCACTCATAGTTTAATCCTATAAAGTTAATAGTTATATGTATTTTAAAGAATTTAAGATGAAATAAAAATAAAATTACTTTATTTTTTCTAACTGACTTTTTGTAATCTTACCCTTTTCTACTAATATGCGAAGATGTTTCTCAACAGTAGTTAAGTTTTTAATCGCTAAGTATAATTTTTCTCTTAGGTTTGAATCTAGTTCTTTAGACTCTTGCCACATATTTAGGTATTCAGTTTTTAAGTTTTCAAAAGCTAGTTTGAACACTTCACTATTTAAAATAGTTTCTGCTTCGTGACCTTGTTGTAGTTGTGTTTGTTTATCTGACATTAACGAAGTTGATTAAATCTTTCATAATCGAAATCAATCATGCCACCACCGCCCATTCCTCCGCTAAGAAAATCTATTGGGTTTGGCATACCAGGATTAGGTACTGGCATTGGCATTGGTGGTTGAACTGGAGGTTCTTCTTTAGGTGGTAAGACTGGCCCAAACATTGAAAAGCCCATTGGTTGTGCTTGTGAATAACTAATACCAGGTGCAATCATGTTAGCAATGTTTTGTCCACCAGCTATAGACTTAGCAAAGTTATGACCAGAAGTATAATTAGGATCTGAACTTGGCATAACGTAACTTGATGGCTGACTAAACAAACCTTGTAGTTGGCTCATGTCTTTCATTGAATTTATTAAAGGGTTGTATGCAAATTGGTTTAAAAAATTATTCATATTAACTTTGTATCAGTTTATCTATTTTACCATCTAACTTACCTAGATAGTCAAATATTCGTTTTAAATCTTCTTCCAGATCATCTTTAGTTACATACTCTTTAGCAACCTCTTCTCTGGTTTTGTTTAGCAATATATCAACTCTTTTTAATTCGTTAGCGTTTTGTCTTATGCTGTAAATCAATGGTGCGTACACCAAGGTTAAAATAATGTTCCAAAAAATAACAGGGCTTAAATCATCCATCAATAACTCCAAATATGAGGTCTTGGTCTGTCATAACTGTTTGATGCTATGTCCAGGTGAATAAAGCGTGAACCATAACCTCCTTTCTGACTAACGCCTATGCCACTAAAACCACATTCAAGAGCATGGCCAACAACTTCGTAGGCTTCTGCTCCACCTACCTTTATATCGACTGCTAATCCTTCTGCATGAATACCTGGTTTTTCTTTGGCAGCTTCTATCGGGTGCTCCTCAGAACGATAACCAGAATTGATTATTATTGGGAATCCAACTTTATTTCTCAATAATTGTAACTTATCTATTAATTCATGTGAAATGTTATTTTCGCCTGTATGCTTACACGCAAACTCTTCTTCTTTAAAGTTTAGCCAAGACATTTTAGATTAAGCTCCTCATTTTCCATTTCTTTTTTGTAAAATTCTATTTCAGTTTTTAAGATTAAAACTTCTTTTTCTAATTGTATCACTTGTTGTTCTAGGGTTCTGATGTCTGGAAACAAATAGTTATTTTGATTTCCTCTGAGTCTTTTTGTTTCTTGCAAGTTTGTGTCTATTCTTTCATTGATGCTGGCATAACCCCAAACAACAATAGAGCTAATAACTATGATTTGAGCTAAGTAAGAAAGCGATATGTTTAAAGAGGATTTATCATCGAACTTTCCAATCTTGGTCATTTGGTAAGGCCCTTAACTTTTTCATAAGAACGCATACCTCCTAATCCAAGCATACCAAGTAAGACAGTCATTAAAGAACTCATATCAAACTCTGGTAAATTGTATGATAAGCCTGC